GCGCAGGCTGAGGGGTATGGGTTGAGTATTAGGGAGTATGTGGAGTTGTTGGTGTTGAGAGACATAGGAAAATGAAGGATTTAGGGTATAGTCAAGAACTTTTTGTTCAAGAATTGAAAATTGGGCACAAGTGGACAGAGTACGTTGCTGAAATACTTAACTCTGAGGGCATCAAATGTGAGGCCACACCAATGAGTATTAGAAAAACCGAAAAAGAACGTCTTTCTTTTGCTACAGAAAAAGATGTTGTGTTTCAAAACATGTCTGGAAATATAGAAGTTAAGTCACGACGACTCAACTTTAGTGAAAAACCGAGCAGTTACCCTAAAAGTACTGCTTTTGTTGATACGGAATTCGGGTGGAAACTAAAAGACCCTCTTCCATTGGCTGTAGTTTTGGTGAGTCAAGAAACTGGCTCGTTGCTAGTTATCCCGATTTCTAGTATGCCTACATGGACAACAACACGAAGATTTGATAACGTTCGAAAGATAGAGGATACCTTTCTTTTAGTCAATAAAAAGCATTTGAAGCCTTGGTCTGAATTTGTTGACTGGCTAAACGTTCGGCAGGAAAAACATGAACAAAAAAATAGCGCCTAAAGCAGCCAGGAAGGCTAAATATAAGGACCGTTTATACAATATTGCTTTGCGTGTTGACGGTTCTTTAAAAAATCAGATTATTGACGCTGCTAATCGGAATAAAATGATGTTGAGTGAGTATGTTTTGTATTGTGTTTGGGAACATATGCGTTCAGAGCGTGGAGTTCCTGTCCCAGGGGAGTCGCAGTTTGCTTTAGCGGACCCTATGGAGCATTTGAGGGCTTATCTTGAAGGTAAAGATGTTTTGATGCCGTGTGGTAAGAAGGAATGTGAAATGAAAATTGTAGAATTCCAAGATATGGAATTTTGTGAGACTTGTAATGTGAGGATTTCGTGATTTCAAAGTTTGAAGGAACAGTTTTTCAACGTAAAGCAGACGGATTTGCTTTTTTCGTGAGTCCAATGGGCAGAATTTGGGACATTGGTGAAGAAATGTCTAAATTTTGGCCTGATATTACTCAAGTTTTGAATGTTATGGGGATGGCTCGTCACATCAGGGATGAAGTTATTGATATTAGTTTTGACAATATTTGGATTTTTGCTATTCCAGACACAATGGATCACGAAATTGCGTTAAATCAACTTTTAGAGAAGTGCTTAAGTGTTGGTTGCAGTTCTTTAAATCTTGTTGGAAGCGAAAAACTGTATGAATTGTCTAACAATATTACTGACGTTGATGTTGATTTGGCTCTTTGTATATCAGATTGATATACTTTTGGCTAATCTCCCCACATTTGGGCTAACGTAGGTCGGGTTGGCCTAACTCCCCTTCGTCTTTGTTCTGCCGCTAACTGTCTGCTCGTCAATCCAGCCCAAACACCATGCATATCTGCTGCCGGGAACTCAAGGGCGTACTCAAGGCATTGTGGTTGCACAGGGCATTCCGCACATAAGGCACGAGCATCGACAATGTATGTAATATCTTTATGTTCTTTAGGGAACATGATATAAGTTTTGCCTTTACAGGAAGCATTGTTCATCCAACTTTGCTTACCATTATTTATGATATTACCAATACTATCTTCCAAACTCACTGAATAGCCTTCCTTACTTTAATAGATGTAGAATCTTGTACATATGTTTTATATGGGTGTCCTGTATGAGGATCATATTTTGATGCTGTAGATAATGCTTTCAAAACATGACGCTTTGCTTGCGTTAAAGTAGGCATCTTTGGGCACAAAATATTAAGCGCACCGAGGGCATAGTACGTCCCCGTTCCAATTGCATATAAGCCGGAAGCATCTGTGGTCCACGCATAATCATTATCAATTTGATAAATCATTCTATTTACTGAGATAATGATAGATGAACCTTGTTGCGCCACATGATCTGACGACTCCTTGGGTGGTGGAGAGTATCCGTTTGAATCAAAACACTCTCTTAACGCTGAAACGAATTTGAGAGTAATGAATTCATCTAGTTTTCTCCCTTTCATCGCTGCCGGGGGAATCGGAGGTTGAAATGCGTAGTTGATTAAGTTGATGGCACGTAGATCGCCGGCAATACCAATTAAATATGGTCCCACTTGCGCTATTTTGCTCATAGATGGACTTAACGTTTGCACATATGAGACATATCCATCATCGTCAACCGTAGAAATCCGACTATCAGAACAAAGAATGGTAAAACCATCTCCTTGTATCCCGACAATTGTTGTCATTTCATTTTCCAGCCGCGTAATTAGAAATAAATTCTTTTCCTCTAAACATTCCCCAACCTGAATAAATGGCCATGCATTCATATGAGAACTTATGTTCGCCATCATCTTCGTACATCACTACGCCAAGACCCTGTTGCCAGTTTTCGTGACGAACAAGTGGACGACCATCGAGGTCAACTCCACCTCGTGTGCTTGGAATGGCACCGTCGATTCGTGCTAGGCATCCTGGTGATGCTGCCATAATGGTTCTTGGGCCGTCCCAATCTTCGCGAGTTTTGAAAGCCATTTCAACACGATGAATGTGACCATAAATAACACTGCTTTTTTCAGCGTTGAGGTATACGTGGGCAGTTGAGCCACCGCTCTTCACACGGTCACCGTGGATAATTCGCAGTTTTTTATTTACCCAGATATCTGAAGCAGGGTATCCTGGGCGGTATTCAACGCCAAAATCTTCCATTCTGCAAAGATAAGGAACACTGAGGACCGGCCATGATTCGGGGATATTGCCTTTCCGTAAGCCGTATGCTGCACCAGCATTTTGTACAAGATATTTTGGCATGCGCTCTTCGTGGTTGCCTGCTAGCCAAACAATTTGTGCATCCGGGGAGGCGTGACGCATCTCTGCACAGAAAGTTGTTGCTCTGTCAATTGTTGCCTGAGTTGTGAGGGCGTAACTTGGATAGGTTACATATTTGCCCATCTCTGGCAAGTCAAGGTTGTCGCCAACACAAACGATAAGTTCTGGTTTTAGGTGCTTGATGACGTTTAGGGCAACGCTGATTGCGTCTTCGTCATGTGTCGGTTCAAGTTGGCCGTCACGATTTCTGAAATAACCAAATTGAATGTCCGGCACTACAACGCATGTTTTAAATGTTTCAGCCTTTTTGGGTGCAGAAGTGTTTTTGGGTAGTTTAATTTCTGGTCCACGTTGAACTACAGGCCATTCTGGACCGGATTCCCATTTGGGTGAAATTTGGATTGCGGCAAGGTCAACAATTTGTGGTTCGCCGTTTTCGTCTTTCAACATTGACTGGTAAATGGAAATACGCTTGATATCCCCGATTTCATTGATATCAATGTTTTTTGAAGCCAGAAGTTCCGCAATTGCACCAAGATTTTTTGTTTTATTTGCGGATGTTTCTACTTCTGATAACTTGTCAGACAAGGATGTCATTTAATTAATTCCTTTACTATTGAGCATTTGCATGCAGATTTTGAGAGAACGCAATGTCGAGCAGTTTCGATTGTTGATCTACCGATTTCAATTTTTTCTGATACCAAAGCACGATGAATTGCTCGTGCTGAAATTGATTCGTTTTTCATTAATTTGATAAGGATTTCTTGTGAGTCTTGATCTAGTGATTTAATCAATCCTCCAAATTTGCAACCATCTTGTTCTTGCGTGAGAAGTTGATTGAGTGTGTCTTTTAGCACTGGTGCCCCTTTGCGTTGTCTGTTATGAACTACGCTCATAGAATAGAACTCTTTTTACTGGAGTGTGTAGACGATGACAATATTCAAAATTTGGGTAGATTCTGAAGACAGCATGAATAGTCAATCTTTGCTATCTACGTCTGGGCGTGTTCTTATTGGTTTATCTGAAAACCCTGATGTCGGTCATTTGGCTTTGTCGCTAATGCTTGGAGTGACAGAAACTGCTATAGAAAAAGCAGTAGCAAAATTAATAAAAGCAGGTATGCTTGAAGTTGAGAAAAAAGGCCGTCGCAATAAATACACAATAGTTTGGGATGTTGTTTATTGTGATAGAGACTTCAAAATTATGAAAGAGTTTTATGACAATCAAACACGACTCAGTAACACATGACATTTTGGTGTATGCAAAAATGATGAATAAACCTTTTAAGCCAACTGACCCAATGGTTATTTTTGCAAAAATGGACAGAGTCTCCAAGATTGAACGTTCAATCAAAACATTAATAGAACATGGATACTTAAAAGACTGCAACGATGGGCAATATATGATTACGCTATCTGGCATAGATCATATATATGTGATGGCAAGACGTCTTGGAATTAGCCAAGCCCACGGGAATAATTAAAGATTCTTAGAAACCAGCCAAGCGTGGAATGCCTCATCGTTCATTGGCACAAACCATAATTGACATGCCTCAGGATCATTGCTGTCTCCAGAAATAGACCAGCACAATTCTAAAACTTCCTCAATGGGGCATACTCCAACATTGCACTCAAAACCATATCGTGTCAAAAAAAACTGGACAAGGCAGCCTGATCGGCTATGCCAACATGCTCCGGAGTGTCCATGTGGACAAACTATCTCAACAATTTCGACTTCGGTCTTATTTAGGCGCAACCTAATTTTGTGGCCGTCCGTATGCCAGACCAATTCATTGTCTTCCATGTCGTGCCGCATCCTCAGTGAGATTTATATTTTTCACCTACGTCTTGAGGCGAAGTTAACATGAGCCTACTATTCGCTATCGGCTCTGTCAACTTTGTTAAACACGGAGTTTATTTCCGCTACAGATAGTTTACCGTCATCTAGGTACGCTCGTGACAACCCTTCAACAACTTGTGCGACTCCAGCGACGCCAGCCATGAAAACTGCCTTCCATAACGGGATATTGGCGATAGCGCCAGCCCCAATAACGCCAAGCCCTGAGGCTGCAAATGTTGCCAAAATCCGGAATGCAAGAGTTTTCATAATAATTTTCCTTTATTTATTTTTTTTAGCGAATAAATAGATGGCAAAACCAGAAGCGAGAATGCCAAATGCGATAAGACCTGAATTGTCTGTATCCGAGCCCGTAATTGGGAGGGTGGTGACTTGAGTTGGAACTGTTGTCGTGGGTGCCTCTGTTGTCACCGCAGGGGCCTCTGTAGTTGTCACGGGGGCTTCCGAAGTAGTTGTGGGTGCCATTGTGGTGGTTGTCGCAGGAGCCACCGTAGTTGTAGTGGGGGCTGAAGTAGTAGCGGGCGTTTCTGTAGTGGTGGTAGTTGCTGGGGCTTCCGTAGTCGTTGTAGGCGCGACTGTTGTGGTGGTCGTAGTCGTCGTAGTTGTCGTAGTTGCGGGGGCCTCTGTTGTTGTGGATGGGGCTACAGGCGCATTCGGGTTATTGGGGACAACAGCACCAAATGGTGCACCATTTTTTACAGTGTTGCCTGGCTGGCTGTCAACTAGTAAGACAGGCGAGAGTCCGGTATCACCAAGATTAAAAACTGCAAAACCAAGTAGATATGTTCCTGTAGTCGAAACCTGATAGGTGGATACTTGCCAGCCGGTTGAGCCATATGTTCCGGTGGAGTAGTCGCCAGTTCCAGGGTTGGTAAATCCGAGCAGAGCATAGTTGCCCACGCCATTATTCACAGTGATTTGTGGTGCTGTTCCAGTTCCAGTGTAAACAAGCGATGTAATAGAACCATCATTGAACGGAACGTAATCTGTTCCAATATAGTTCCATGACATTGTGTAGGTTGCGCCTGCACTTAATGTAACTTCTTTAGTTATCCATGCCGCATTTGTTGGGTTGGAATCACCCAAACCTGACGCCTGCTTCTGCTGGGTTAGAAGTGTCTTGATTGCAGTATTTTGAGTTGGGGTGAGACCCAATGCGCTAGTGGCATTATCGAATGTGGGAGAACCGCTCGGCTGCAATGATGCTGCATACGTGCCATATGGAGAGAATGTCCAAGTAGTCGGGGTGACTGCCGGCGCATAATACGGGTTGGGTTGACCATTGCCTAGGGTCGGACTACCAACGGCGTTATGTGAAGGTGCGCTGAATGAAATGCTTCCAGTCGCAATATTGACACCAGAACCTTCTTGCGTGATGGTTGTGAGTGCACTAGTGCCAGATACTGGGCTTTTGTTCCACCCATTTAATGTTCCGGTTTCAAAATCGGTACTAGAAATAACATCAGCAGATGCAACAAATGGGGCACTACTAAATAAAGCGAATATCCCCGTAGCAGCGCAGACAGCAACCATCAAAGATTTTTTAAATGCAGGTCTAATTTTCAACTGAATCCCCTTTAATAATTTTTATTCGTCAAATTCACCCTTTGCATGGTCATTAATATGGCCATCAATTTTGCTTTCTATACGGTCTAATGACACGACAACACGATTGTGGTCATTCTTGTTCTCACGACGACCCTTCTCTACGAGGGCTACAAGAACAATGCTCATAGAGCCAATAAGGGCGACCACAATCTCAACCATCAGATTTCCGAATCCGAGTCGTCTTTACCTTTGCGAGAATTAGAAATCATTAATCCGGCGAGAGTTCCGGTAATAAACGTGGCAACGCTTGAAAGTACGCTAAAAAACATTTTGTCGTTCTCTGCCTGAACGCCGATGGGCTGGGTAACAAATACAAGCGCATATAAAATTGCCCCTGTTGTAAGAAGAAGAACCCCACCTAGGACGCAACCAATAACAAATTTTAGTCGGGCGTCTAACTCGTCTGCTGTATAGCGTTTCTTCCTCATGGCTGACTTCCTTTTCCGATAAGCGTGTACCAACACGAGCCATTTACTTCGCAAATAGGTGGGTTGCATTCTTCATTCTCCCAGTTCGCGGGGTCTTGACATGGGTATCTATAGGTTCCATCCCCACAAGAAGCGAGTATTGGGGCAAGTAGTAAAGACAAACAGATTATGAATTTAGTAATTTTCATGGCTCCCTTTCTGGGAATATCAGCCAAACATTTTCTTCCATGTGACCGGGCCGACGGAGCCGTCTGCGGTCAGGCCGTTCGCTGTTTGCCATGCCTTGAGCGAAGCGACAGACTTGGGACCAAAGTCGCCGTCTGCCTTAGCACCAATAATTGCTTGGACAAGTGAGGCGCTTGCGCCCTTTGAGCCCAAACCTACTGGAGTTCCTGGATAGTCAAAGCGCATCCCGCCGCCACCGGCAGGTGCAGCAGCAGCGGCGGGCGCAGGTGCGGCAGCAGGAGCGCCATTAGGGGCGGCATCACCGAGAGCGTACTGCCAGTGCCATAGTTCAAATTCTTTAGAAGCCGGGTTGTCGCCCTGTAGGTAGAAACCGTACTTGGGAGCGTTGGCGCACATCCAGTCACCACAGGCACCACCCATTGAGGTGAGTTTGCCGTTGACGTCATAGCCAAGGTCAATTGCAAGTCCCCAACCGTGGTTAGAGCCCTTGAGGCCAGTGGGGTCTGGTGCTGCCGAGGGAGCCTTGCCCTTCTTGAGGTACCAGGTCTTACCTTCGTACTGACGGGTTACGCCAGTACCGGTGTCGGTGGTGACGTAGCGGTCCATAAACATATTTAACTGACCCTCAAATGAACGATAGTCACCAACATTCTTGAGTTTGAAGCCTGCGGCGAGGGCGGCATCATACAGATTGTTGAAATGTGCCGCTACGGGAGCATACATTTGTCCGCCGGTTTTGACTTTAGCCAGAAGATTTGCAGGCAGTTGACCATTTTTGTATGATTTAAGCGGTGTTGGTACTACAAGTTTGATAAAAGGATATTTGCTCATATTTATCTCCCGAATATTAGAGTTATAAATATATATTGTACAGGATTTACTACTCTTCGTCAGATGGCTTCAACATTGCAATCAAAAGATGCAAGATTAAGGCAAAGACAAATATTTGAATTCCTTGAGATTTCGTTGGTCCGCTGAGGGTAATCAGGACCAGAACCGTTCCCGCGACTGTCCAGTTAAGACCGTCAAGAACTTCTAAGAATTTATGCCAATATTTTTTCATTATTTCCTCTTTCTATTTTGTTAATTTCACTTACCTATGCGTGATGGTGATATTTGTACGGGGATAGGAATCATTGTGAGGGTCAGTGCGGTTCCGGCAATCAGAACACGCCGGGTGCTTACTGGAATACTGGAGCCGAGAGGAACGTACGTGTCTACATTTCCTGCTGCAAAAATATTGATTTCTTCCTCAAATGCTTCCTTAACCTCAACGGGGGCGTCCTGTACTGCTTCAACAAGAGCAGCAGCCTCAGCATCCGAAATGTCCCCAATTGGAACGGTGGCAAAAATTTCAGTAGCCTGGTCGCCCGTAATTGACTCCAACACCTCGCCACTTGTAGCAATACTTATTGATTGCTCGTCCGAAAGACCATTTTCGATAATAGAGTCAACCGCAGCCACGACCTGCTCATCGCTAACACTGTCGCCACCCAAAACATCAACCAACTCATCAAACGCTTCATCCGAAATCGGCTCGTCTAAAATGGCGTCGATAACAGAATCAAAAGCCTCGTCGCTTAATGGCTCTTCAAAAATGGTGTCAAGAACTTCAGCAAACGCCTCATCGCTGATGTCGGCGGTAAATACCTGGTCCACGACAGCGGCGATTTCTTCATCTGATAAATCTTCGGCGAATACAGTAGTAACGAGTTCGGCAAGTGCTTCATCGGATAAGTCTTGACTGAAAACTTCATCAATGACTGCAATAAATTGCTCTGTGTCAAGGTCTGACGTCAGGAGTTCAGTAGCAACACCGACCAGTTCTTCTTCCGACTCTGTTGCGGACAGTGCGTCACTGACAGCATCTGTCAATTCTTCAGGTGACGGGTCCCCTGCGAGAATGTCGTCAACGACCGCTTCTGGTGTTTCTTCTTCTACCGGTAATTCCGGTGTTGTATCTGGCGTTTCTTCTTCTGGGGCTGATTCAGGTACGGTTGTTTCGGGTGACGTTGTGTCGTCGGAATCTCCGGTTCCTCCATCAGTTCCTCCATCGGTAGTATCTGGTGTTGTTACTATTGTATCTTCTGGCTCCGTATCAGGAGGCGAAGTAACTGGAAGTTCAGTTGTTGTTGGTTCTTCTATTTCTGGCACCTCTGTTGTCGTAGTAGTTGGAGGCTCGGTTGTTGTAGTGGGAACTTCTGTTGTGGTTGTAGTGGGCGGGGTTGGGTCAATAACGGTTACATCAACGGTTATTTCGGGTCCATAGACACACGGCCCCACTCCTGCTGAGTTGAAACAACTTTGATTTCCTGCTTTGATACCAAAGCGAACTGGTCCGTATCCAGTCGTGACAGGATTGCTGCCAGAGAACATTCCAGTACTTAACGAATAGGTGGTTCCTTGATTGGTCCAAACCCCCCATCCTCCTGATGTGGTTCCACCAATTTCGTCAAGGTCGTAGAAACTAACCGAGTAACCGTAGATGGCAGCATTGCTTGCCGCTGACGCATCCCAATCAAGGTCAACACTTCCGTCTGCGTTTGCAACAGCCGTCAAGTTCGTAACTGGGTTAAGGTAAGCCGCAGTGGTTGTATTGTTGGACTCCACATACCCAGCGCCTGAGAAATTATTTGTATTTAGCGCAGTGGTACCAAATATATTCCCACTGGCTGTGGAGAAAGAGTTTGCACTTACTCCGTTGTACATCGAAGAGCCGTTATTCCAGTTGTTTGCAAACTGAATAGCAGTCGTATTCCCATTGAATGCGTTGTTTGAAACAGTTTGGTTACCAGCACCCGGGGTCCACGATGTTGGAATCCAAGAAGACAAGTAAACGCCAACATTATTGCTAGTAAATGTGGAGTTGATTACCTGTTGGCGATTCAGCCCACCGAGCAATGCACCATAGGTATTGTTTGTAAATTGGCTGTCTACAACCTTCGTAAATCGCTCGGTGCGAATACCATAAGTGTTTGATGTGAATACCGAGTTATTGATGTAGATGCGGTTTGAGTAATTAGTGTCTGTAAGGCTCAGCGAAGAGGGGGTGCCTCCGTGGTCAGAGGTAATCGCGTAACCGTTGTTGGTAAATTGAGAATCATTGAATGTGGTTACTCCACCATTTCCTTGATAGAAGGCCCACGATGAATGATTGGAAATCTTTATTCGGTTAAACGTCATTGTTCCGTTACTGTTGTAGATGAGTCCACCGTTCCACGACACGTTTTTTCCTTGCTTGAATGTCATGTCCTGGACAACAATTGTTCTTGAGCCATTGTTGTAAATCGCCCGATTTAGGTTGTTTCCGTCAATAATCGTCGTGACCATTCCTGTACCGGTGATTGTTACCCCAGCCGTAATCGCAGGCAGGTCGGAAGTAAGAGTAATGGTTCCTTCTGTGGTGATGTCAATGGCGTCGTAGATTCCACCAGCAGTAGCGTTGGCTTGGATAATTGCCCAACGTAACGTTCCAACGGAACCATCATCCAAAAGACTCGTAACAACCAGCGAGGTCGGCTGAGTAACCACCGTTAACGATGCGTTCCTAATTACTGGCCCATAGCATCCAGCCCAAAATAATGAATCCTTACCAGCAAACGTGATTGTGACGACTTCATCGTTCTGTGTTGTAGTTATCCCTAGATTAGAAACCTGATTTGCACCTGCAGTCAGCACCCCAGTTGTTACAGACTCATCTGAGTCAGAAATCGTCGCGCTATACGTTCCACCATTAGGCCCATTCGCAAGGAAAGAAAGTTCTAGTGCCGATGGAGACGAAACAGTCACTTGCTGAGATACGGAATTCTGCATATAACTAAATGTCAGTTGCGGTTCACCACCCCAAACACCAAGACTAGGCACTCCACCAGAACAAGAACCACCCCCGCTCGCACCAATCCAGCCACCACCATCGGCTGCAAAATCACCATTTACTAATAGGTTTTCAGACGTAGCAATAACTCCGGCAGGCGCAAACCAACCAAAAAACGCGATAACCCAAAATATCCATTGCCCTTTACGGGCGCCCCTTTTTCGCATTTCTCACCACTTTGCAGGATAGTGTAATACTTTCTATTGTACTATGTGACTGAGCCTGCCTGTGTTTCTTTACCTGTGAGTGTAAAGTTTCTGCCTTTTATGTAGTCGCCATTATAGGGGAGGCATCCGAAGCCACCCGATGATGTTTTTGGCCAAGATGATGGAGTGCGTAAATAGAATGTTCCATTAACGGCAAGTCCGGTAATGTTGAGGCCAGTAACTTCCCTGGTTTCAAATGGTGCATCCAGAGTCCCACTTAGCCCTGTCGTATATTCGGTACCACTCGGTATCTTCCATGCTGTCGTGTACCCTGTCGGACGCAAGTTGCATGTCGCTCCACATGCAAGTTCAGCCGATATTTTAGTGACCCTCTTGTATCCAACCTGGTAGTCATGTTGAGATACCCCACTCATTACAATACCTATTCTATAATTAGCATTAGCACAACTGCCGGTCGGAGGGTCTTCCGAGTCGCCGATTAAAACTTCAGTCGCGTCGCTAATGCTCCAATCAATTTCCTTTTTCACCGTCACCCAAGTGCGTGTACCGCTATAGCCACTTTCACCGGTTGCGCCGTGTTTATTTCTCACATATGCGCGATAATAGTAGGTTGAGTTGAATGCTTGGCTACCAATACTAACAAGCCACCTACTAAGACCATTGTCATATGCGACAATGGTTGGATGAGTAGAACTATTATATGTTGTTGCCCCAGAAAAGTTACTATTTGTGCTTACTTCAACATAGGCAACATCGCCATAACTCGGTTGAGACAATATTAAATAAGCGTTATCTACAGAAGAACTCGTCATGTTAGGATTCCAAGTCAAAGTTGGTGCTGATGGAACTGAGGCATTCGTTGTTGCTGCTACTCCACTTCCTAATCCCGACACATTACCCTGACTATCGACTGCCCGCACATACACTGTGTAAGACGTATCGGCAACCAATGATGCGGTTGATGATGAAAGAACACTAAAACTGTAGGGTGCGCTCCCTGAAAATGTTTTCCAGTTTGTGCCAGCATTGGTGCTGTATTGATAGGAGGAAATGGGCCATGTTCCAGGAACGCCATTGAACGTAACATTCAAAGTAGTGGTGTTGGTGCCGTTGTATGTTGGTGCTGCGACAGTTAGGGAACTTACTGTCGGGTCACGTTTCGCGGTCAGTGTGACGGAAGTTGATGTTACGGCGCTGAATGTTCCCTGGGAGTCGTATGTTCGTGTATCGACATAGTAGGTGCTTCCGGGTGACATGATGGCACCTGAGTGTGTGGGTGTGCCAATTGAGATTGTTCCAGAAAAGTCTTGATACGTAGAAAAACCAGTGACGTAAGTATATGGTTCGGTGTTGTTTGATCTTACTCTGTATTGCGAACCTGATACCGGATATGATCTGGCGGTCCCCGGGGTGTGCGAGAATGTGAAAGAAAATTCGCCCTGATTACCTGTTGCTACAGGCGTTGCAGAGAGGCCGGTTGGGGCGTTGGGAGCAACGATGCCGTTAGTGGCCTGTGTCTGATATGCGGCGGGTGTTTCTGTTCCTGATGTTGCGGCTACCGACTTTAAACGAACTTTATATGTCTCCCCTGGAGTGAGTGCTCCAGTGCCGTTGTAGGTATCTGCGCCATGGGCGATTGGACTAGACGAAACTGTTGTCCAATCTATCCTCTGTGTTCCGTTCGCTTCTTCAACTCTGTATTGAGTTGTTCGTGAGTACGTCCCTGCAGTTCCGGCTGTCCAAGTAATATTAAATTTGAATGTTCCGGCATCACCGGCTGCAGGCGCCAACGAGAAAGTCGGCGCCCCAGGAGGGGTCTCTTCCAATGTAGTTAATGTTGCAGTTACTTCTTCACTTATTTGTCCGCCAGTATCTTGTGTTCTGAAATAGACGGTGTATTCATTATCGGGGGTCAGGTTTGAGGCAGAAATATTACTACCACTCGTTATTGTCGCCCAATCAGATATTAACGTGTCGTCTAGCATAATCTTTTTTTGAACAAGGGCAACAGGATAAGAAGTGGGGGTTGTCGTAAATGTAACTACAGCATTGAGCGCCGAAATTGAACTAAAAGATATGGATGTTGGCGGCAATGGTGGTAGCCCGTTGGTGAAACCCAAACCTCTTGCCGCTATCCCAGTAAACGAGGAGATAATGGGCATTACGCAAACCGTGTTCGTGAGGCAAATACAGTATATGTATTTTCTGCAGTCCTAACTATTGTATAGGTGTAAGCGTCTGTTCCGGCACTTGTGTTGGTTGATGCCGGCGTCACGCCACCTTGCCAAATGAGAGTGCTTGTTGCTAAAGAGATTGTGGCCGCAAATCCACCACTTGAAGCAATTTTAGCAATAATTGTGACCGTAACAGATTTCCCGTCTGCATTAAGGAGTGTCCCTACGTTTGTGAATGTTGGAACCCAAGTCACACTTTTGCCTGTTGTAGGATTATAATAGTATGCCGTTGCTGTAGTGACATCAATTGTCTGCACACCCAATGCCAATGATGTACCGGGAAGATTTTCTGTCGTCGCGTTGTAGGTGATTTGTTCTACTGGCATAGTAAGAACAGCCTTACTAACTGTTCCCGCGTTAATTATTGGGGCAGTTAGGGTTTTGTTGGTGAGTGTTTCGGTTTCGTTGAGTTCAACAATGGTGTCAATATTGTTGACGCGAACTTTTGAGGGCATGTTTTTTACTGTCATACCTTATGCCTCTTCGATTCCGTTTATCGTAATTGTGACACCAGCGTTTGATGCAAAACCAGAAATTATTTCTCCAGCAGCCAAAACGAGCACAAGGTTTAAAATGAGCGTTTCGCTGGAGTCTAAAGAAATTGCTTTAAAGATTGTTTTTGCGTCGCTGACGGCTCCAACTGCGGCAACATAGAGTGTCGCCGTCTGTACGGCGCCAGTAGTATTACAAAGCAGTATTTGCTTAATGATTGTCGCTGTTGCCGGTGACGATGGCGATGTATGAATAATTGCAGCACTTGTGGCCATCGCTGCTGGACCATAAACGCGTTTTTGCGTAAAAGCCATCTGTGGCCTCCTTAATGAACGTTCATTAAGTAGTTTAGCGCACTAATAGCCTGTAGTTTATCAGATACCTAAACCAAATTTGCTATCAAGAAAAGTCCGGTACTTCTCAGCAATAATTCCGACATTTTCTTGAATCAAAGCATTCTGTTGTCGTTGAGCAGTCTTGGGGGATATGTGCTGCTTATATATCATTTTCGGTATATGTAAGCATTTAGTCGCCAG